CTTTATCTTTAGCCTTTATGTCTTTTCCAACAAAAACCATGTCGTCTATAATTACTTCAATATTAAATATTTTGCTGGGATGGGACATTGTTTGTAAATAATCCTTGAGCTTGAGCTTTTGCATTTTGTCTTATTCCTTCTCTGTCTCTTTCCATAATAGCATTGATTTCAGCGATATTAATTTGAGCGCCGTACTTAGCTTGTAGCTCTATAGCTTTAATTCTTAGCTGGGCTTCTTCAATATCTCTTTGTCTGTCGTCATCCATGATGATTTTCATTCTGTCTGTTTCGGCATCAATCATAGCTTTCTGTGCGCTGACCTGTGCTTTCATAGCTTCAGCCTGTGCAAGCATTTCTGCTGGATCTGGTTTAGGAGGCTCTTGCGGTTGCGGTGGCATCGGAGGCACTTCAGTATTAATAAACGATTGTGCATCTTGGAAACCAGCCATCTCTATCATTCTTGTTAGAGTATTAGCATATTGCTGCATAGACACTAAAGGATTCTGTGGCCCTAATGTTTGCATGATTTGTTCTTGCTTTGCCGCCAGACTTGTTAAGACCTGGAACTTCTCTTCGTCTGAAGATTTAGATATAGCTACGTTTACAATCATGTCTTTATCAGCATCCCAATATCTTGGATCTACTGGTATGAATTTTTCGTTTAGTCTAAATACGTCTTGAGCGTTTTGGTGCTTAACTACCAAGCTGTTGACTGTTTTAAACATAGCTTTTAGACCACCTTCAGCGAAGTGTCTACAGATAAGTTCTATTCTTCCTTGCGCGCCACTCATGGTAGCTGATACAGCTGAAGATGTGCTTGACTGTAATGCGTCTGCGTTTAATCCAGCGCTAGCTTTAGATACACCAGTTCGGTTTTCTTTTGCTTCGTCTAGGTATCCTAGAACTGGGAAAGCTTCTTTACCAACAAAAGGTACAGCAAATGGTTGTACCATTCCTGGCGCTCTCATTCTAATTGGCTGACCGATATCTGTGTTTAGTACATCGTCTATATTTACTTGCCCTTCAACAACACCCATTCTTGGGAAGATTGAATGACCTAGTGAGTCTAGCGTATCACGCATGATTTGTGACTTAGCTGCTTGAATTGGTTTTAAGTAATCAGCTGGGCATGAGCCTATAGCTGTGTGTGGTTCTGGGTCTGGACAGAACATACATATTGGTAGTTCATCCCATTGCTCTACGTTAATAATTTCTAAGCCGTTACCAGCTGTACATACTCTGATTCGCTCATCAATGCCATCATTGTCAAAATCATAGTACAAGTAATGTTCAACGTATAAAACATCTTTTCCGCCAGCATCGTTTCTGTCTGGGTAGACCATATTGTCAAATGGGTTTCTAGCTTCTTGCTCTTCAAAACTTTCTGGGTCTAGCGCGCTTCCGCCGTAGCCTGCGTACTGTTCCATTTCCTCTTCGTCATAACCCATAGCAACCAAATCAGAAACTGACTTAATCATTCTGTGTGCAACGTAGGAAGCAGTTTCTATATTTCGCGCGTGTCTAGAAATAAGTATTTCTTCTGGTGGTACTGACTCTATGCAGACTTGATCTTTAGGCTTAATTCTTCTTATTGTTAGGTCGTAGCTAGTTGGTATTTCTTGGACGATTTCTTCGCCAGTCATAGGGTCAACATTAACCATGGTTTCGTTAGTGACTGACTCTTCTACAACTTCTACGTTCTTATCCATGATTAATGCTTGGTAAGATTGCGGGTCAATGTTGGTATATTCATGGGTGCTAGCGGTAATACTGTCATCCCAAAAAACTTTTACAAAACCAGTCTTTCTTACTAGCGCATCTTTAAAAACGTCATACAAAACCTGAAATCCAGGGTTTTTTTGCTGAATTATGTAGTTAATATAGTCTGTTTGTTGCTTGGCAACATCTATATCTTCTGGGCCTTTTGGCACGAATTCCACGATTTTTTTAGTACCAAAGAAGGTACGCATGATAGACGGAAGCATAAATAGTACGCTTTCTCTAACATCAGTAGAAACAAACTCTGATTGCATGGAATTGCCTTCTGGCTGGTTACCAAGGTAATACTCGGTGGATTCAGCTCTTTCTGCACCTACTTGGTGTATAAAATCTTTAGCATCATCCATCTCAGACTTAATAACTCCGACAAGATCTTCCATATCCTGCTCGCCTTCAAGAGACTTTATGATTGCTTCTTCTATTTTTTTGCCATCCTTTATCATACGATTATCCTATCCTAATTATTTTAGATTTGAGCGGTTGTCTGAAATTATAACCTAAAAAGCTAGTGCTTCCACCAAAACTTGCAGCCGAGGATGCCATCGTCAGCGCTAGCGCATCCGCCTTGTCGGGAGATTTAATTCCACGCTTGCGCATCTCGTCTTTGCTTTCTATCTTTATCTTGCCAGTCGAAGTGTATTTGTATAAGGGCGCTGCTAGTTCTGCGACCAGCTCATCGTCTTGCGGAAGCCTGCAATCTCTTTGCGTCAGCCAGTCCTTAATAGCAAACCATAACTCTGCGCGCAAGTTTAAATAATTTTTTTTGGTTGCGGGTGCTTCGGATACATTGACTCCGCGCACGGGTAAATTTTGTTCTGCTAGCCTGTCCACCACGCCTGCGCCTAACCCGATAACATCAATCAATATTTCTTGCGGTTTTTCTATCGCGGTACATTCGTCATACTGGTTTTTGATTACACCACACAACTGCATAAGATCCATAGATCTAAACGAGGTAATACTCATCACATGGTTACCTTGGCGAATACATAGTGCTGAGTTATCTCCGCCGAATCGTGCAACATCTAAGCCCCATACAATCGGAGCGTTGGCGGCGAGGGAGACATCCCTGTCGATTGCGGAGCGAATAACATCCATAGGTATGACTGTATCGTCATCGGCGGATGGAAACTCGCCCATCACCTCCACGCGCGCGACAGTGGAATCTTCGCCGTACTGCTCAATCATCGTTTTAAATAATTTTTGGTCAGTGCCTTCTACGTTACGCGAATCTATCTGCTGCGTTTTCCAAAACTTACTCTTGGAAGTAAAACTCTCGTAGAAAGGCCCGTTGTTTCGGCGCGGGTTGGAGAAAGTAAACCAGTATCTATTTGTAGTTGGCTCTGAGAAGAATCCTTCGGAGACTGAGTAGATGGGTGCGGGAATACCTGAAGCCTCATCCATGATCAAGCAAACTCCGTAGGAGGAATGAATACCCGCGAAAGCATCGGGGTTCTCTTCGCTCCACAGCTGCGCCTGCGCGTAGTAGTAGCCAGTGTCGATTTTGAGGTCGTTGATGAGAGCGTCTTCAAACCAGGGCGCGGGCTTGATGGTGGTGGCTGTCTTTACGAACCAGTGCGAGTTGATGGCGAGCGTGAGCCATTTACCAAGTTCAGCCCATGTTCTTGAACGGAGCTGTTGCTCGGTGTTGGCGGTTACGATTATGGTTGCGCCTAGTCTGGTTGATAGCATCCACATGATGATCCATGCGACCAATGCAGATTTACCAATACCACGACCTGAAGCTACTGCCAGTCTAAACATCTCTGGTAGGTCTAGTACGTTGTTACGTTCTATGTGTATTGCCATTTCTCGCAAAACTTTTTCTTGCCACTTACGAGGGCCTTTGAAATCTTCGAGGGGGGTGTCCTTCTGTCCCCATGGGAAGACATACTTCACGAAGTTTACTGGGTTGTCTTTAATTTGCCCTGACCATAGTTCGGTCATGAGTTCCTTCTCTTGTTTTACGCCGTATTTCATATTTTAAAAAAAATTAATAAATTTTAGTTCAGTAGTTACTTGTACACCGCCCCGCCCGCCAGCAATGACTGGGGGGTCTAAACGATAGTAAGTACTAACTATCATTATGTTAGTAAGTGTTCACTATCGCTCTGATGCCTATAGGAAGGGGAAAGAGTATGCTCATGAGAGATCGCATTTAAGTTAAAAAGGGAGTTAAAAACTTCACCCTTCCCCCTTGATTGGTGCGCGCTTGCGCTTGCGCTTGTTGTCGCCGTCCTGGTTAAACGCTTCTTTAATAGGCAGGCTTGCGCTTGCCTCGTGTTCTATTACGTTCTCTTGCGTGCTTAAGCGCGCGCGTGCCTGGGATAAAACGTCCGTGAGATTGAGCTGATGGTCTACGACTTGCTTATCGTTCCAATCGTCGGGCGCGCGGTTGCGGAGATAAAAAGAGATGGCATTAAAGTTCTTGTCCTCGATCGTCTCCATTAGTTTTGATGTAACAAATGCTAGCCCTTTGCTCTTTCCTTTGTCTAAAGCTTCCGAGATTCCCGAGTTTTTCTTTTCTCTATACTTGTTAAATGTATCCCAGCCAACGCCCAAAGACCTGCAAATATCCATGATCCCGAGTCCTTGAGATGCCAGATGTTCAACCCTTTCAACATCTATGCTGAATGGCTTTCTTCCCCTTTTCTTTGGTGTTTTTGCTTCCATAGTCCGATTAATTATAGCTTATAAACCCTTTATTTAACGGATTTAAGCATTTAATTGCATCTTTTTGCATTAAAGTTGTTGCTGTTTGTGTTTATATATATAAGAT